CAGCGTTTAGATTATTCGGTAATAAAAGAGGACTCATAGACTTTGGTCCTGGTTTAGATAGTTTAGACGAACCTACTTTGTCTAGATTGACAAATGGAGTTGATGGTTTGCGTAACGCACTTGGTAGAAGTCAAGTAACAGATCAACAAGCTACGTCAGATAGGGTTAACTCGGATCGTGCTTCTAGTGCTAACATAGCAGTCAACAGTGCTCCTGTTGTTATCAATAAAGGCGGTAGTACAAGACATACTCAAGTATTCGCCAATTCAAAGGTATCGGCTCAGATGTCTTGGGCTGGTGGCTTCTAATTAAGAACTCAATACCCAAATAAAAAAGGCGACTCACATCTCTGCAAGCCGCCTTAGTCGCTTCAGACTTTAACTAATAAATTAGCTATTATCCTCTGCTAGGCTCTTGAAGAAATCAAGTGACTCATCGTCACCAGTATCACTCGCAAGAGTTGGGGATGGAGCCGCTACAGGTTCTGGAGCTGAACGCTCTTTGAAACTCGGAGTGAACCCCATACCCGTATTGTCGTCCTCAGCAGTGACCTTGGGTGCGTGTGTACTGCCATCAAGACCTAGAACCTTATACAGTTTTGCTTTCAGTTCATCATAAGACTTGAAGTTTTTAGGATCAACAATATCTGAAAGGGAATGTTGCTTGCTCCAAGTATCTTCAAGCACCTCATCTGATAACTCAGCACCGTCTGCACCAGACAGAACGCTTACGCTATCAAACTCAGACTTATCGTAGTTACGATAACCTTCTACTTGACGAATTTTTAGTTTGAAGTCAGCACCTTCCCAAAAGTCAAATGGGTTGATTGGATCTTCATCTTGAAACTGAGGATTCATAGCATCGTTCAGTTTGTCGAAGATTTTCTTACCAAACTTATAAAGATATACTTGACCTTCACGTGAAGGGTTAGCGGCATCTTTCACAACATAGATGTTTGCAATGTAGTTCAGCCTACGCTTCTGCTTACGTGCAGTCTCTTTGTCTTCATCGTGACCAGAATTCCACAGCTTTGAGTTATACTCAGATACTGGATCATCTTGGCTAAGAGTGGTGAGAGAGTTTTCGATATACCAGCCACCTGGTCCTTGGAATCCGTGATCCCACATTCTTACGAATGGCATATCTTCACCTTGCGGTGCGGGTAAAAAACGAATAACGGCATAGCCATTACCTGCTTTATCTACTTCAGGTTTCCAGAAGCGATCATCGCCTTTGTTACCTGTTGAGTTCATCTTCTGGAGTTGAGAATTCAACTTGTCGAATGATGATGTACGTGCCTTCTTAAGGGCTGAGAATGATGTTGTCATGTTTGCTTACTCCTGTGTATAGCGGTTTATATTACGATTTTATCGTTTTGTTTGTCTAGTATACTAGACTGCGTTGTATTTGTCAACACATATTTTACGCATTTTCGCTTTATCATAATTTAAAAACGGTCCATATTTGTTAACAATCTTATTTATACTCGGGTAAACTATCGTATCATTGATAGATTTATCCCAGTACTTGAAGCATCCTGTCAAGTCACTTAATATGACTAGAGTTTCGATGCTGATGCGCTTCATGTTAAAGAGTGACAATACACGAGGATACTGTCCATCTTCAACAACGAAGTTAGCATTAAAGTCTTCGTTCAATTCGTCTAGTTCATTACTAAACACATATCCCAAAGACTGTTGACGTTTCGACCATTCCGTGAAAGTTTCATTTGCGGTCTGACTGTCAACTAGATCACCAACCCAAACGTCTGGATTGTTGACCATGTTAGCTAGTAAAAAGTCTTTATAGTCCTTTCGCTTTGCTAACTTAAAGAAGAAAAACTTATCCTTACGATTTTCAAATGCATCGATTCTGGCGTTAACCTTACCGTTGTATTTGAAGTAATCATAGTTCGAACTAAAGTGCCGCTTTAAAGCAAGATAGCATATATAAACGTCAAATGCGTCTTGTGTGCTATACAAGCTTTTTGTCATACCGGCAACCTAGTCAGCTTCTCTACCATATTTAGTTCTTCGGCTTCTTTATATATCTTTGCCTTCAGAACAGGTGATCGCCTAATAATTTCACCGACCACTTCTACTTCTAGTCCATACTTCTCTGCGTAATATATCACTGCATCGATGTACGGCACTCCTTTAGAAATATTCTCTGCAATCTCTTTCATGATTGTTTCAGAGTTTAGTTCTTTTATAAGCCCAATGTTTTTGTTATCTGCGATTTTTTATGCTCCCTGCCCATCAAATAGGCTACTTGAAATATGTAAGCTTCACGCTTACTATCATTAATATAAGATTCTCCACCAAGAGAAACGTTTCCAGTATCACTATCAATTACGACATTATACAAATCATCTTCAACATAAGAAATTTTAGCCATTGAGTACCTTAATACCTAAAGCCCAGTTCTCAGCCGCATCTTCAGCATATTGCCTGGACTTGCCTTCAAACGTTTCCCTACGAAAGAACTCAGTATCTCCAATACCCATGTAATATCGGATACAGTATATACCTTCTTCGAGGTGAACCTCTGCTCTAGCACCATCGGTGCCTTCTTTAAAATATGTCTTAATGTGATTCATCGTTAGTGATCCTTTGCTCTTTGTATGCGTCTATTATAACATGCAATAGACGGTCTGTCAAGCATTATTTGACAGATTCTAAAAGGGCTTCGATCTCTTCTATCTCAGATACGATTTCACTCATGTTCTGTTTGTGATAGATACGAGCCATCTTGCCTAAATATTTTTTGGGAATACCAACTTCATCTTCGAGTGAGATGATAGCTTCTTTTACGAACTCACGTTCAGCTTCTTGTCGAAGATAGGAGTTACTAATTTCTTCCATACAGTCTTTGATCCGCTTGCGATCAGCTTCACTTGATGGGATTATAATTGATGTCATACTATACCTCATATTGATTAAATGAGTGATCATAATAACAGATGTTGATGTCTCTGTCAATACATTTTGTTAAAAGAGGCGAAAATAATCGCCTCTCTTTATTTCGTAATCCTTGTGGGATTATTAGAAGCTAAATGTTGCACCGATGTGAATCTCTTCACGTGCTGTTGCTTCTAGGTTGTACTTTGTCTTTGCATAGTACTCTACAGAATCCATTGCACCCATAGTGTAGTTCACTTCGAACGCAATTGTAGGCATAGTTTCGATAGTAGTATCTGCTACTAATTCGTTATCCCATAGCGCCAACTCTGTGCTTGTTACAAAGTTCAAGCCGTCAGCTGGTGTGAATGTCAACGCTGGTTCGATATCAACTGTCATGCGTTCTGCGTCTACAGCATAGTTGGCGTCTAAATCTCCGCCGAATGTCCACATGGAGTCTGCGTGTGCAGTAGTTGCTGTCAATGCCGCAACAGTTGCGATTACTAGTTTCATTAGATTTCCTTTCTTATAATTGAAACTTGGTCCGGCATTTTCTGTTCCAAGGCAAGCCGGTCAGCCCGTCAAATTTACGCCGCTAGTGCGTAGTCTGAAGATACAAAGTTATCGTTTGCATTTAGTTTGGTTTCTTGCGTTAACGGAGCTTGCGCCCGGATTCTCCACTTCTCTGCCCTGTCAGTCGATTCCTACTTCAGCCCCATCAAAAATACATTGTCTTGGACCCTTGCGAGGTCTGCGTCTCTGCAAAGACACCTTATTGCAGTAAGGCGCAATGTACTTTTGGTGGAGCTGTCGGGAGTCGCACCCGAGTCCTGTCCAGTATTAATCCGCTTCAACGAATCATTAGTATTTATACACTATACGCTATTTTTGAATGGATGTCAAGAACTAAATTAAAAAATAGTAACCTAAAAACAACAATAATAGCCATATTAGTCCTTTGATAAGAAAGAAGGCAAAAACACCCCATGCAAGAACTTTAGGAGTAATTAATGCCTTCAATCTTTTCATATTATAATCTATTTATTTAATTTCTGGAAATAACGATTCTGATATGAATGCATCGACATCATCCGGATCAAGACCCAAACTTTTCATCACATTTGGGGTATGTGGATTCATCTTCTGATGTTCTGCATAATAGTTTTGGGACGCTTTGCCTAAGTCACTATCAGAGTATCCGTTATATTTGCCAATGTTCTTTTTGTAGTAACATAGACCTTCTCTGGCAACCTTACATATCTGATTGATCTCTGCTGGTTCTTTGACCATACCAGCGGCAATCATGCTATCGCTAAAGATTGCTTTTGCCCATGGCGGCAGTTCTCGTTCTCTTTTCCATTGTAATGGCTTGGCAATTGTTGCGAAGTGTTCCATCATAGGATGTTCTGAATTAGACGTAGAAGAGAAATCATAAAATGCACCTGTCATCTTATTAGCGCCTGCAATCACATCAAACCCGTATATTGGTCCGTCATTATGTGTATGAGGAAAGACGCATACGTGCATCATCCACAGCTTCTTCTCTTCACGCATATCGACCACATCAATGTGTGCCCTACGATAATTGTTATTTGACCATACTCTGTTTACCCAACCAGGCTGATTGAATCTATCCATACCAGGCTCACGTATTTCAGTAGCATCTGATGATAGCTGTTCGATTAGATTGTTTTGAAGATCAATCAAACTATTCCATATAATAGACATTACAGCACCGTAGCTCCGATTACAGTCATAACTACTATTAAGACGTATAAACCACACATCATTATACTCAATCTTTCAAGTCTTTTCTGTCTTTCACCAAAAGCAAGCATTAGCTTATCAAATGATTCATCCAATTCGCTCTTCATTCACCAACTCCTCAAATAATCTGATTGCAAATGCAAAGCATTTATTTGCTTCATCTGCCATATTATCATTCAACAACAGTCGAACATTCTGCTTCATCTCTTCTTTGTTTTCAAACTGATACATGGTACCACTACCAGGAACACGTTTTGCAATGATAGCACCACCGTACATATCTCCAAAGTGTCTTACATATAAGTGTGAGATGATTCCATCTACGTCTTCTTTCATTAAAAGGTTTTCAATGTGTCCGACATATTCTTGGGTTGACTTGCACATGAGTTCGCTATAGCTAAATCCGTAGATTTCCTCAAGTTCATGCATGTCATCTATGATCTTTTTTGCCCTAAAAATTGACCTGAACTCTTCTGGAAATGCGAGTTCACGCAACGCTGATTCGAGAACAACGTAGTTTTGGTGCTGATTGATTAGGTATTTGTAATATAGAAAGGGATCAATGTTGCCACTGAGTAGTATCTTGGCAAAATCTTTACGTTCTGCTGATCTATGGTTTTCTGCTGTTAGTTGTTTTAAATTCAATTTTCATCTCCAATTCAAAATATGTACATTGTTCTGTACATATCATATATCTCATATTTATCTAGTCTTTTTAGCCTTCTCAGATTTAATCCATTTCTTGGCTATAGCATTATCTGGTTCTGCATTCACAAACTTAGTGATCTCTCTATAGGCACGGGTAGTTTCTTTTTGATAGTCTTTGCCTTCAGAGTTATCTACAACAGTGAACTTTTGCTTTCCGAACATAGTCTGAAATGAACCGATATTCTTTTGAACTGTAGTCCAGTACTTTTCTACTTCATCAGCAGGCAGTGTTCTTGCTCTCGCTTTGTTACGTGCTTGTGCTGTAGCTAAGTCAGTGTTAACGAAAATCATTGCGACATCGTAACCTAGCTTTTTGAGTTCTTTTGCTTGGTTCGTCAACTTTGCTGTGTCTTTACCTGTACCATCGATACATAGACCTAAACGACCTTTTACGTACATCGCTTGCTTAGTCGCTGTTAGCTTCTTGGCTTTGCCTCGTAACTCTTGACCTTTAACAGAGAAGATGTTATCCGGATCCATTTCCATACCAGCTTTTTTCATAGCTGATTCGAATGCATCGTCTGAGTTCACAACTTTAAATCCAAGTGCTGGAAGTCCAGTTTTGCCTACAATGAATGATTTGCCAGAGCCAGGTCCACCGGCTAAGAATACTGCTTTGAAGATTGCAGGATCATTAACGCCTTCTTCGATTTGTCTTAGTTCTTCTTTGAGATAGTTTTCAAACGATAACACTTTACGGTTCCTTATGAATATGTCTAATAATCTTATTTATAAAAAATGTGAGACTCAATTCTACTGGTTTTAGTGTATGCTTTAGACCAGTATGGGTTAACATAAGACGCATGGTACATCACGGCGCCCTCAGTAATGTCTCGTTCACTACCATAGTTGTTCATAACCCACTTAGCGTTAGTCATCGCCTCTTCAAACTTCACTTTGTCACGAGGAACATCGCTTTTGCCGTCACAATACCAAGAGAATTGGCACTTATTACGAATAGGATTACCTCTGCTGTTTAAGTGAGACTGATACACTACATCACATATGGTATCTGGATACTTGTCGCTGTAGACACGATTCATTGTAACCATGCCTACTGCTTCTTGTCCTAGAGTAGAATCACTTCTTGCTTCATGGTAGATATTAAGAGCCATACACTGTAACTGCTCCTGATACTGTAAGTCTGCAATCTCTGCTTCTATTACTGCATTACGTTCAATGGCAGCCTGTTCTTGTGCTTTAAGTTCTTCGACAGTTAATATCGTAACAGCCGCTATGGTTATTAAGGATAACGATCCTGTAAGAATACTCGATAGTTTCATAAACTTGCCTCATACTTCTAAGTGTTTTATCAATCTTATAAAGTCATTATACACCATTAAAAGTATATGT